TTAGAATTCTCATGATATTTATAATCCTTTATTAATTCTCTATAACCTTTAAAATATCTATCGAATTTCATACGGCCATTTCTAGCACCATGTATTTCTTCTTCAGACATTTCATATATATAAGGTGGCCCATTTTTAGTTAAACTAACTACAACATCATCATCTATCATATAGTGTTCTTTTCCACTATATAGTTTTAATAGTAAATCGAATTTAACTATTAATTCTTTATTTGGTGTAAATCTAAGAAGCAAATTATTACCTTCTCTTGGATTATTCATATCACCTAAATATGCATCAACAAACTTATAATTTGTCCTTTTTACATCTCGAATACTTATACCTAAATAATGCATAAGTAAACCAGTTGTTTTTGTATGCTTATCATATGACCAAATAACAGATTCTTTATTAGATAATACCATTAAATAATTAATTTACCGTCACGTAAATAATCAGCTATATGTGTCCAATCATTAGAATTCTCATGATATTTATAATCCTTTATTAATTCTCTATAACCTTTAAAATATCTATCGAATTTCATACGGCCATTTCTAGCACCATGTACTTCTTCTTCAGACATTTCATATATATAAGGTGGCCCATTTTTAGTTAAACTAACTACAACAAATTTAAAATTATTTATTTTATAATCTGGATAGTTTTGTCTTACTAATTCTTGGTAAAATGAACCCTGTATATCGTATCTATATTTATAATAACTTCTAGGAAAATCTAACGCATGTTCTGACATTGTTTTTAAATCATATATTGTTATTTCTTTATTTTCTTTATCTATATCTAAGATGTCAATTAAACCCTTACATTCTGCATCATCTATTATACCATATACAGGTACTTGATAATTTAAAAGTGGATTATGTATTAATTTACCTGTTTTTTTATCTTTTAACAAAGCAGTATATGCTTTAAATACAATACTTCTATCTTCAGAAGTTATTAAAATCTTACCTTCTTCTAAAGCTTCTTTATATGCTTTAATAAATTTTGACCAATCAACATGTATTTTAAAACTATTCTCTAACTCCTCTAAAGGTGTCTTCAGTGTTGATTTATTGTAAACATTAGCATAGTCTTCGCCTTTAGCGTATGCTTTAGCTACTTCATAAACAGAGCCCATACTAGGTGCTTTTGGCTCTATATCATATTGAGCATTAAAGGCTAAAGAGCCCCCAGCTACTAATAAATCTAATGCAGATCCTCTATCAAAATAGATAGAACCTTGTCTTTCTTCTGGTATTGGACTAAACCCTATAGAAACTAGATAGCTCCTGCTTAATCCAGGATGTTTTATATAATCTTCAAATGTTGACATTTAAAATTTTTATCATAGTACATTTAAATCCTTTTTTAGTTTTTCTACTATTTTATCGTAGTGCTCTATTAACTTTTCTAATTCATCTCTTGAAAATCTTTTTAATTCTCTACTTTTTGTATATAACCCAATAGCTGTACCTTTGCCGTATAATAAATCTAAAGAAGTACCAAATATATATTGTTCTCCTTGATTAAAAATATTACATTTAGGACATTGAACTTGACAATTTTGTTCATCCCATCTAGTTTTTAAATATCTTCTAGATTGAAAGTGTCCACATTGCATTTTTCTAAAGTACTCAGTATCTCCACACGTAAAACATGTAACATCTCCTCCTACTTTAGCAGCTCTAAGCCTAATATATTCACTAAATACAGCATCTAAAATTTTTTTTAGTTGTACTATAGTTTTGGGCTTCTTTGTTATTCTTTTAGTTTTTTTACTAACGGCTTTTTTTCTTGCCAAATTAAATAATTTTACTTATTCTAACTAATTTTTGCTATTTTTTCCTTTACAGACTCTAATAGTTCTATTGTTTTTTCTTTACCATATTTTTTATAGAAATCTGTAATATCTTTAACGTCATAACTTCTAGGAATGTTCCAATATTCAGCCCCTATATTTTGAGTTAGTTTAATACTACCCTTAACTCCTGGAGCATCATTATCATATATAACTATTAGTTTAGGAAATCGAAGTTTTATTTCTTCTAAATATTCTTCATTAATAGGCATATCTTCACCATGAGGCGCTATTGCTGGCATTCCAGCTTCATAAAAGAACATAACATCCTTTAAGGATTTAGTAATAATTAAATAACTATTACTTTTTGGTAACTGATCAAATCCTTGAGGTACTTGATTAGGTACATTACCTATAAATTTAATGCCTTTTTTCTTAGCGAAAGGCCTATATATTTTAACCTTATCATTAAATTGATAAGCATAGGTTGGGTGATTATTATCATGTACAAACCACAAATCACCATTAACGTAAACTAAACTACAAGCAACTACATTATATTTAACTAATGTCTCTAGTTCTATACCTTGAGAACTCCAATACTCTTTATCATGCTCATTAAAAGGCCTTTTAATAATCTTAAAGACGGACTTCTGTTTTTTCTTTAATTTTGTTTTTAAACTTTCTTTATGTCCTACATCATAATAAATTTTATTACTAGCTTCTGCATAATTTAAACCAAGCATTAACATTACAAAATCCACAGCACTTCCTTGACTATGCCCAAAATCTTTATATCTTAAGTGTCCTTGCGGATTAATATAGATATTAAAAGATGGATTTTTTTCTACCCTAAAGGGTGATGGATACATTTTTTGTAATTCCGGTATATAACCTAAATAATATGCAAAAATATCTAAATCATTTACATTATTTAATATCTTAGTAGTTATCAATTTACATTCTCCTAATTTTGATTTATTATTATTATATTACTTCTATTACTTATGTTATAAAATAGGGGATTTCTCCCCTATATATATTTTACTATAATCTTGATCTTACAATTTTTTTTAATTTTTCACTACTAGAAGTTAAAGTTTCTACTGGGTTATAATCTACACTCATCACATCATTAATACTTAAACAAGGTTTATTCTCTAAAATATATTCTTCAGCAGCTTCTCTAGTTGAGAAAGTTTTATCTGATTGTTTAAGTTTAGTCGCTGTAATTCTTTCTATAAGAAAAGATTTGGTTACAAAATAAAAACTATCGCCTTCATAAATATCAACACTATCTTCTGTTCTGAATAGGGGTTTATTTTTTCTTATATATTTCTCAGCAGCTTCTTTGGTTGAAAAATACCAATTGTCTCTAGGCCTATAAAAAATGTCAAGATTGTTTATTCTATACTCAACTAATAGATAATTATTTTTACTAACTACCCAACATTTATCATCTTCAAATATGTTTACACCGTCTTCAGTTGTGAATAATGGTTTTTTAGTTTTTCTCCAATCTTGAATTCCTTGAGAATATTTACTTTTATATTTTTCTTGAGTAATTTCGAATACTACTACATTATCTTTTATCTCTATTTTGGATAAAATTGTATTTTGGTCTTTCCAATCTCCAGGTATTAGTTGGACTTTATCTCCAACAGTAAATATTTCACTGTCAGATAATCTTTTGACTGAATGTATTGTACAATCTTGTCTTAATAGTTCACTAATAGTGAATTTTGCATATTCTGCTTTATTCACATATAATCCTGTTTCTTTATCTAAAATATAAAAAGATTGGGTAACTCCACCTAAAATAGATAATATCTCATAATCATCTTCAATAGCTTGTTCCCAATATTTAGTATCCTTTATTTCCTTTTCAGGGACATAATAATCAGAGTATTTTGAATGGCAAGGGGAGTAACTGTTAGTTGAATCACCAACCCCAACTATCATACCTTCTTCCCAATCTTTAGGAAGAGAAGGATATTTTTGGATTAATCTGTATTCTTTCATGTTATTGTTTTTTTTGCACTCTACCATACTCTTCTTTGATACGGGTAATTTCATCTTTCATTTCTTTTTCAAGTTGTTTAGAGTATTTGTTATATAAATATTCCAAGTCCTCATCATCTAGATTAATTAAATTTTCACCCATTTGAGCAAAACCTATGCATACATCAGAATAACCTGTTTCAATATTTAACCTAAAAAGTATTTCTTTATCATCATCTTTTTTTAGTTTTTTATATTCTTGATAGTTTTGACAGAATAATTTTATTTTGTTTTTTTGTAATCTGCTCATATTGAAAGTTTTTCTATTTTTTTCATAGATATAGGTTTTGGTTCTATTACAGTAAGTTTAGGTATAGCACCCCCTCCATAGGATACACTAACATTAGAATATTCTGAAATTCCTAGTGTACTCATATTTTTAGCACATGCTCGTTTTTTTAATATGTTCAATTTTTGTTCTAAAAATATTTTTTGTAGGCTTAGATTTAAATATTTTATTTTTTCAACTATAAATTGTATATCGTCATATTTACTTAAATCTTTATGACTCACTTGAATATATAATTTTCGTTTATAACGCGGTACATAACTAGCGTTAGCAATTTCTCCTCTTTCTTCTGGGCTTCCTTTTCCTTTTACTATTTCTCTAGAAGTATCATAATCTTTAATTTCTTTTAGATACTCACTAAATTCTTCTAAACCTAAATAATCTATTACTTCTTTAAAATTATTTTTAATTAAATCGTAAAGTGGGAAAGGTATTGGTTTACTTATGTAATAGTTTATACCTGAACTACTTATACTTATTTTTTCAGTGTAATTAACGTTAAATTTTAATGTCCTCATTAGTTTTATTTTTTTTGTTAAAATAAGAGGGGGATACCCCCCTCTCTTAATACATAAACTACTTATTACTAAAAAGGCAAATCATCACTCTTTTCTTGAGATACAGGCATTCCTTCAGGAACAGCAACTTTTTTCAAGTCTTTGTTCACATCATAAACTAATGTAGAAGCTTCTTTAGGTACTACGGCATATTCTGCTGTAGCTTCTAAAGCTTCACAAAAGTTATTTAATGGAAGAACTGCTCTAGTTTTGACTTCTCCGTCTTTTACGTACTGCTCACCATTAAATTTCATACGAAGAGTTTTACCCCCCATTAATGAATCTAATTGCTCACCATACTCCATTACAGAAGAACTTTCACAACTATCAATTTCTACCTCTTTTACAACATGCTTAGCGATATATTTAATTCTACTCATATTAAGTCTAAACGACTTAGGAGTGTGGATATATAGTCTTTGAGAACTTGTATCCTTATTATCCCCTTCTGGAAGTCTAAACTTAAATTCAATATAAGCTTTATCAGCTTCTATACCTTGGATAGAATCAATAACCACTTCATGTACACCTGGCGTAATCCATTTAGGAGTAAACGCACTTTCTTCAACATCTTTAGTTCCAAACATGTAATTAAATAAATTTATTTTTTTTAAACATTGTATTCCTTCATTACTTTAATGACTTCATTTAAATCATTGGGTATAACATCACTTTCAAACATACCCATAGGTGATTTGGCAGTAGTTAACCCATTACTTTGAGTCATAAATATATAATTATTGCTGATCTTATTATCTTTTTTTACTTTTTCTATATCAGCATATAGTACTACACTAAATAAGCCTTCAACTGTAATATAATTATCAATCATCTTTCCCAGTGTTTTAGCTTTCAGTGTCTTAGCACCTTCTACATCATTAGATTCTTCTATATGCATAGTGTAAACGATACATAAATCTTCCCTAACATGCTTGTATACTTTTAATAATTCCCAAGCATCTTTTCCAATTTCGTTATATTTATCATAACCTTTTTCTAAAGCCTTTAGCATAAATTGCTCTACAAAGACATATGTAAAATCATCAATAACAATAGTTTTAATTTCTGGCCTATTATCGCTTATGTGCTTTATAGTTTTTAAAATATCTGAAGCCTTGTGTATAGTAGCTAAATTACCGCCTTCAGCAGTAAGTTTAGTATACTGTTGCTTCCATTTTGGCCAAGTAAGGTGTTTACCTTCAACATTAATAATAAAAGTCTCTTCGGGCGGAAGAGTTCTGATAGAAGTAGTTTTACCTCTACCCGGTTGCCCTAAAATCAGTAGGTTATACCCCATATTTAAGTAATAAATTCGTTAATTCTTTTGTACCTATTGCTGGTAATTCCTTAAAAGCATTAACTTCTGCTAACATTAGTAAGTCTGTGCTTATAGCCGGACCCCTTCTATTAGCTATTACTGAAAATTCCCTGTATTTGTCTCTAAAGCCTCTTCCCCCTTCATTGATAGGATAACCCTCGTAAGTAGTTATCTCGTGTCTATGGGGAGAAAATAGGCCTAATAAAAGATCATAATCCCTACCTAAAGTCTTATTTTCACCTAAGCCATCTACAGATGGTTGTAATTTGTTAGCTTTTTTATTTTGTACACCTTCAGTTGCTTGTGCTTGTTGGTGAACATTAACTACAATATACTTCCATCTATCCCTCATTTTCATACAATATTTCCTAGAAAAAACTTCCATAGCTTTTCTAACTTCATATCCTTGACTTTTTTCTGGTGTTAACAAACTTATATGGTCTGTAATTATAAATACATATTCATTAGGATGATTAGGAGTGTAATAATCTTCTATTTGTTCTTTCTTAACTGTATTGCCTTCTTTCTTTTCTATAGTTTTATAGGTATATGTTCCATTTTGATCTGCATAAGCTCTAACTCTAGAATATATGCCAAAAGGATTACGTATATCATCTATAAACTCTATTACTTCCTGGAATTCAGAAAAATAAGATCCAAGACTTTCTAATTTCTCAATAATATCTTGGCTTAAAGATGGTCTATCGTTAAACTGTGAATCTAACTCATCTGGAGAAACCTTTAAACCAAATTTTTCAAATAAAGTATAAGACATTACTTCATACATCTTTTTTTCTTTAGATTCTTCTAAACAAAAATAAAATATTTTTAAAGACATCTTATCTTTATTTTTTAAATAAAACTTATACGTGTTATATAAAAATAAAAAATCAGTTATTTTAGTTTTACCTACTTTTTGATTAGCAGTTACACCTATGTATCTTCCTTTTTGAAAACCAGGTAAATATTTAGAAAGTCTAGGGAAAGGTAATGGTATATTTACTATCTCACCCCTATCCCTAGCTTCTTTATTTTCCTTTATTTGGTTTAATACCCTTGAATATAAAGTATCTGACATTATGCTCTATCTACCCAGTTACTAGAATAATTTGCTATTTCTGGATTTTGACATAAAGCACCTAAATTACTTATACCGTCTTTTTCTATAAAATTATGGGCTAAAGATGTGTATTTATATCCATCTTTTTTTTGCTCTTCTAAATAATATTTAGTTGCTTGTATTATTGTTTCTTTTGAAACATCATACTTTTTTAAGAAACTTTTAAATTTCTTTTTAAGTGCTGGCAAAGTAGAGCGTAAATACACTCCATTTTGTTTTACACCTTCTGGCCATAATTTTTGCCATAATTCTACCCACTCTAATTCATCTTTAAATAAAATATCTAAATAATTACTTAGTCCTCTTTCTTCTACTTTTTTACTAACAACTTCTATATCACTTACAGGCAATTCACCTATAGGTAATTTATGATATATATAGTAACAATAAAGATATTCTTCTATTGTTATATCATAGCTGTTTAGGAATGTTAGGAATTTTGTCTGAAATTCCACTTGTGGACAATTTTTTGCGAATATTAATTTTGGTTTCTCGTATATCCCCACTTTTACCAATTTTTTTTAATTCTAAATATTCTAATCTTGCTTGATTATCTTTTTCGCTTGTAAGATACGCTTGTTCAACTAAATATCTTTCATAATAAAACTCTTCTTTACTCAAAACGCGTCATTTAATAGTTCACTACCATCAACTTTCTTATTCCAAAAAGAAGTATCTATTTTCATTATACTAAAATTATCTTCAATTTCTGATATTTCTTCTTTCTTATTTTCATTAGCAACTTTAGTTAATGATTGTATATATCTTATTTTAAATATTTTTTTAAATCCTTTTGGATAAACATCACTTTCAACTATTTCTACTAACCAACTTTCTGTGTTATATATAATAGGCTCTTTTAGTATAAAAGGCAGGTTAGAGCCTTTACATTCAAGTAAACGGCCCTTCCCTACACATTTTACATTTTCTTGATCTATATATAAATCAACTATTTGGCCTTTAGACATAATGTTTCTGGGCAATGTTGTAAAATTTATCTTCTATACTATTAAGATATTCCTTTCTATGAGAAAGTTTTTTATATTTACTTATATAAACGTTAGGATTAATAGATAAATCCCCAGAAAAAGATATTTTTTCTTTCTCTTTTGAAATTTTAGCTTTGTTAAAGTAAATTAATTTACCTCTGCTATCTGTAGCCCACTTTAAACCCTCCTGGGTATGGGATAAATATAGTGGCTTATTTGTTTTTTTGTCTCTAAGAACATACATAATCTTTTATAATTTTATGTAACGATAAGAAATCTTTACTTATTTCTTTTTCTGGATCTTCCGCCGGAAAAGCCATACCTATTGCTCCGTATAATGTACCTACTTCTGACCTAATATAAGGTTTTGTATGCTTAAAATCGTCTAAAACGTTTACTTTGAAATTTAAGCTATATAATTGGGTTTGTATATCATACATAAAATGTCCAAATAGTTTTGGTTTTATAGCATCTTTAAATATTTTATTTAATGCTCTTGCCATAATAAGTTCTATAGCTCCTATTTGACCATCATTTCTTTTTTTCCCTAAAGCAGATACAACAGCTCCAATCTCAAAGGTATCTAAAATATTTGGATTTACCAAATTATTTTCTAAAATATTTTTGGATTTTAACTTTTGTATAATATGAGGGTGATAATCAATAGAAGGAGTATATACACTTTTAATTTCCTGAATTACTGAAGAAGTTTTCTTCTCTTTGTAATTAGCATAAAATCTTAAAAGTATATCTATCACTTCTTGGCTATTGTTATACTTTGCTATTTCTTTACTTATCCGTGCTTTCGGAGCAGCATCTAAAGATTCTACATCCGAAAAAACAATATTTAGTAAAGTTTTATTAAGCCTTTTATTTTGAATAGTTTCGTCCTCAAGAATTTGTAAAGCTTCTTTAACAGAACCTTCCATAACTATTTTTTCAACTAATTGGTTAAAAAATTCAGATGAATTATTAACATCTTTATTATTTATAATTTCTAATATAGTATTACTTAAACTATGTAAATTTCTTTCGCTAATTTCTTTCATCTATAAATAAATTTTCCTTTAGTATATTCGCAAAATTTTTTCAATTGATCATGTTTAGTGCCAATAATTACACCATTAACTATAAATTTCATATTAGTCTCTTTACAGACTTTTTTATGAGTTTCTATAGCTTTTGTAGTATAAAAAGTATCTTGGCCATCACAAACAATAATTATGTTCACAGGAAGATCATGTGAAATCTTCTTGTGCTTTTTAAGATATTTTTCTGCTTTTTCCATAGCCTGTGTTAGGGAGTGTTGGATGTTTGTACCTCCACCCCTAGGACTATGTTTTTTTAATTTATTAAAATATTCTTCTGGTTTAGTTGCAGAATCTTTAGTTATTACATATTCTCTATGAATATCTACTTCATAGTAATATAATAATAAATCAGACTCTCCTTCTGCAACAGAATTTAATCTGTTATGTAGAATTGTATTTCTCCATAAGAGTTTATTACTGCTAGACATAGAACCAGAATCGTCTATTAGTACAATAGATAACTGTTTCTCATCATCTACAACATACCTATCTTTATACTTCAATTGATTAGTAACTAATTTATATTGAAATAAAGGATCTGTATGACTAATTAGAGGGACTTTACTTATCTGTTCAATATTTGACATTTGCATAAGTCTTTTCTTTTTAGACTTATTATTTGCTGTAAATTTCCTTTTATTTTTAATATTCCATTGTTCTATAGAATCTACAGTATTTTCTACATTTAATATTTCATTAGTTTCTCTATCTAAAAGAGAATTTAAATAACTTCCAGGTACATCTTGATTAATACTCAAGGTTTTATCTGTAAAACTATTAGGTTTTATTTTTTCTAATAATTCTACATCTTCAGCCATTTGCTGTACATTTGAATGGGATAAACCCAAGTCTTCTAAAGGTGATTTAGATTTTCCTTCGTCTTCACCTTCTTCTTCACCATTTTCACCATCTTCTCCGCCTGCACCTTGGCCTTGGCCTTCCCCCTCTTCTCCTTTACCGGATGCTATAGAGTTTTTAGTAATTACAAAAGAAACCATAACTGCTTTATGCAGAGGTGTTCCTGGAAATTTATTGTAATCCACAGTCATTAAGAAATTTATAAATTCCTTATCTTCCGGAGAAAGATTTTCCATATCTATGTGTAAAGCATCTTCACGTCTTTTATCAAATAATTCGTGAGTAAATATATTATATACCTCGTTAATAAGATTAATTGGTATAGCATTTATAATTTTTGTTACCTCGCTAGAGTTCTTTATGTGAGTGTCATAAGACATCTTACTACCATTCTTAACCTCTCTATCATAATTATACGTTTGTGCCGTAATCTTATTAAAGAAAGATCTAAGAGAATAAAGAGTATACCCTATTTTTAAAGGGTATACCGTCTCTTCTGTTTTGGTGAATAGATTACCTATGTCATCTCCATAATACTCAAACTTATACAATACATCCTCTAATTTAAAAGGAGAAGGTAATGGTTTTTTTTCTTTTGTTCCAAACATGAAAAGAATTTAAATTAAAAAAAATTATTCATTAGTCTTATTAGACATCTTATTAGATCTTTCCTGTAAAGATTCTAGTGTTTTATAAACATTATTCATTTTATCTACTACCTTTTTCTTGTAAACAGAATTCTGGTCTGTACAAGTTGCATGGGTAAAGATTTTTATTTGCTTTTCAAAATCTAAAAGAATAGCAGTTTGTTCTTTACTAGATTTGCTTAAGAATTTAGCAGTATTTTCTTTAGAAGAATAATAATCTACTACTTTCTCACTTTCTTTTATGATTTCATAATCAGCTCTGATATCTTCTAAATGCTTAATTTGAGTTTCTGCTTCTTTTATACCAGCATTGCAAAAACCTGAAAAATATTTCAAATCAGCTAAATTACCTGTATGTTGATACATTTGTCCAGCATAAACCATAGTCCTAGGACTTATAGTTTTCTTTAGTGTTGCATTTGAGGCTACTGCCGCAATACTAACTAAATTTAAACCGGAATTAAGTAATTCATTTTGATCAAGATTAAATACTTTCTTGTATAGGCTATTATAAGCATCTTCGTTATAACCATTCCACTTAACTTCATATTCCATAGGGAATCTTTCCATTAAAGCTTGTATACTGCTATCTTCAGATACTTCTTCACGAGATCTGTTAGTAAGACATACAATAAATTTAGTTTTAATATTGAATTGCTGGCTTCCATTACGAAATACTCCAGAAGTTAAAATATCCTTTAAACGTAAAAGAACATTAGCCGGACAATCCAATAATTCTTCAAATACAACATATTCATGATTCATGAAAGAGTTTTCTACGTTATAGTAGATTTTTCCACTTTCCTGGAATTCTTTCATATTTAAACCGCCTAGAATCAAATCTTCTGTAGATCCTTCTCCAAGAGCTTGAACAAATGGTTCAATACCTATTGTATTAAAGAATAATTCAGTCATTTCTGACTTCCCATGACCACCAGGGCCCCACAAAATAACATTATGGCTTATATTGTAACCAATAGATAAGATATCAGCAATACTATTTGCCATAATAAACTTATCACCTAAAGCTTTTCTAATAGTTTTAGGGTTTACAACACTCTTTACTTTTGCTACTGATGTAGTAGCTTCTGCTGTTTTAGCATCTTCAACTTTTTCTACTGCTGTAGAATTTTCTGTACTCATGTTTTTGATTTTTTTTATAAAAGATTTGAGAGAGAATCTGCGGCATTTTCCATATCACTTTGTTCTTTTTCTATAAACAAGCTTTTAGAGTCTAATAATGCACCTGCAAGCATAAAAGTTAAGATTAACTTTTTTACCTCTTCAGGATCTGCAGAATCTTTTATTATAGTAGGTAAATCTGATGCTTCTATAATTTTTTGCATCAATACGTTATTTTGTACTAGTTTAGAATCTTCTTTTAAAGTTTCTTTTTCAGTATCTGTTTTTCTTATGATTTTGTTAACAAAGAATTCTAAAAATTCTTTATTTTCCAAACCAAAAGCTTTGAGGATATCATCCTCGTATAAATCAATTTTTATTTCTTGCATTTTATCTTTTTTGTTTATCAATAAATCTACCCAGTACAGCAAAAGCAAAATATAATTCAGGATAATTATCCACAAATTCTATAACTGCTTCTATTTCTTTTGACCTACTATCATATTCTTTTTTTGTAGAACGTCTCATAGATTCTAGAAAAAGAATTATCTTTTTAGATTTTTCTTTACTTAATCCAAAGATGTTTACTAAATCTTTAAGAACTTCAGAATCCTGCACTTGTACAGAATTTTTATTTCCAAAAGATTCGTGTTTTGAATATTCTGCGTAAGTTTTATCTGAAATAGAAGTTGCTATAAATGAATTTATATCATAATTAACCTTTAGTGCGTGATATAGTGCATCACTTACAGGATTTCTAGCTTTTTGCTCACCATAGACTTCTCTAGCTTCTATATAATCATTTAAATGCGTAAGCATGTATATAGTTTCTTGCAATGTTTCAGCCTTACCTGTTAAAGTAAGTATTTCAAATAAAATATTCGGTTGAACATTTTCATTATTGCATTGTTTTCTATATTTTAGATTATTTATTATATTGCTAATTTGGAAATCTTTTTTAATTATACCTAATGCCCCTGATAAATTTGGATCATTATGATCAAACTCTATTTGAATTTCCATGTATATGATATTTTAGTGTTTCATTTTTAATATCTTGAGTTCTTTTATATGATACCTCTTCCATATACCGATGTACAACATTCTTTGCTACATTTACAGCACTTCTTATATTTTCTCCACTAACACGTAATTCTATAGGACGTTTATTTATGCGTTCTTCTAAAATATTAGACACTCTTTCAATGTCTTCTCTTTTTTCATGATTGAAATTTCTTTTAGCTAAACTAAAAGCTATGTCCATTTCAACACCTTTTTCAGTCTTCTTTACATTTTTAAAACGCAATAAAGACCTTACTTTGACTTTTTTCTTGCTTTTATCAAAACAATGACTTTTAACATCCCTTAAGACAATTTTTTCTTCAACATTTTCCATGTTTAATTTTTTTTAAGATTAAAAAATTCCACTTTGTTCCAATTTAACATACCCAAGGAAGCTTAATGCTTCTTTAAATCTGTCACTTTTTTCAACTATCTCTAATGATAAATCGTTTTTATATTTCATAACAGCCTCATAATCTAAATTGGCTGTACTTTTTGATATAGCTTCTTGTATACTATCAAACTCAGTATATTTGATACTTTCTACTTCTGGTAAATCTAATAATTTTAGAGATTCTAATAATGCATTTTTTTCTTCATCTTCAGAATATTTAGAAATTATAGATAAAAAATAGGATGTTTGACTATTATCTTTAGCAATTATGTGCTCTATATACACCGCCAATAAATAGGGATTTTTAGGTATAATTTTAAGTTCTTTAGAGCCTAAAACAGTAAAGCTTATAATCATTAAAAGCTGAGTGAACATTTCTTCTTTTTTACTATAATCTTCATCACCCTTGTATTTACTTAATTCTTCATATAGTCTTGTAACTTTCTCATCAATTAATTCTTGTACTTGATATAGTGTACTAAGGGTTTTTTCTTCAGAAGGTGTTCTACTAATTCCTTCTAATTCATGTATACTTTCTTTTATCTTTTTTTGCATACTTTTTATTGTAGGTTTCTCTAATAAATTAGATTTATTTTCAATAATCCATTTTAAAGCTGCTAAATTTAATTTTTCAGCATCATACTTTTGCATAATTTTTAAAATTTTGAGTGTAAAAAAAATGTTTATTTAACTGTAATTATATATAAAGGAGGTAGTATAACATTTAAAGTATTATTTACTTCAAAAACCTCATAACTAATTATATCCGGGTAATATACTACACCTTTTTTAAACCTATTATATTCAAAATCATTAGCTATCATAACTACAATAGTTACCCAAGCTAAAGTTAATGATAATAGTATCATCATTGAAGTATTATAATTTTCTTTGTTCATATGTATATTTTATGTTAAAAATATAAGGGGAAGTTCCCCCTATATTAATAATTCCGGATAAGTACCTAAGCTACTAAGTTATTAGAGCTATCAGTTCTTAGTACCCTCTGGATAGTTTCAAGATTACGTACAGCATCCTCGTAAGTAAGTTTGTAATACGTATTTTTGAAAACTAAAGGCTGTTCAGCACCATCTAAAACCTCTTTACGGCTTTTAACTTTAGACTCTAAATAATCCAAGACATCAGCCTTGTTTACAGGAGTCATAGCACAAAAGTCCTGAGCAGTGATTTGATCTTCAACATCTTGATTATCCTCAGTAGGGAATGTGATGTCGTTAAATGCGCAATTCTTTAAGAATTTTGCAATTGTCATGTTTTCTGCTGGAGAAAGGTTTGAAAAGGTACTTCTTTTCTTCGTTGTTAGTTTTGTCGTAGACATCTTTTTTGTTTTTTAAGTTATAAAATTAGTAAAAAATAGTACGGAAGTAAGTTATATATCCTGAAACACCTAATAGAAATAATATAAATCTGGTGATCTTCGTAATTTTTATTGTTTCTAGTTTTTCCATTGATTGTAGTATAGCATTTGCGCTTTCTTTAGCTTCTGGATTATTACCATCAGAATTTTCAGATTTTATTTTATTTAGTTCTGTCACAAAATTTCTCATAGTATTTAAATCTTTTTCTGGATCTCTATTCCATAATAAACTTATTTTAGTTATTATAATAATTAAATATAATACACCATAAATCCAAAGATTACTTATTAGTACAAACATTAAGATTATAGCTAATATAAATAAGTAAATTGGTAGTTCTATCCTAAAAAATTTATGTACTAGATAATTAAGTAAATTTAACATAAAAAATCTATACATTACATAGTTAAGTATGTTTAGCGTAAAAAATACAACCAGGGATACATTGATAAAATAGTCTAGTATCATAATAATTAGTTTTTTAATAAAGTTTTGAAATCAAAATTGTTTGAAGATTTTCTTAATTCTGATAATTCTTCATCTAATTTTTTTTTATCTTCAGCATCTAATAACCATATATAGTCTTTAGGTCTTTCTACGAAAAAACTTTTTGGCCATATTTCTAACAGTAGAGATATTGATTTTTTTTGTTTGCCACTTATTAGACTTATTTGGTGCAGCTGTGGATTTTTGCTTTGTCCCTCTTCTTTTTTTTGGTCCTTCATCCGGTTTTATTATTTTTTATTTTCCTATATTAAAATCTTTTAACGCTAATTTATCTACTTCTCTTCTCGCTTCTGATAGAATCTTTCTATTAGTAGATAATACTTGACTTTCTTCTTTTGTTAATACACAAACTCTTGAAGCTGGTGCAATAAAAGTTAAATATTCACTTTCTCTTTCATAACCGTATGGTGTATCATAATCAATACCTATTAAATTTCGTAAAGTGGTACTGTTTTTTATTTGTAGCTTAACTTTTATTGTATTAGAAATACTTTCAGAATTATAGTTACTAAATCTGTAAGTACCTAAAGTACCTACGTCTATTACTGAATCACTAAAACGAATATTAGTAAATTTAAAAATTAATCCTGGAAGTGTTAAAACATCCGTTAACATCATATAAGAACCTGTTTCTTCGTAATTAATCGAATACTCATATTCATCTAAGTTATCTACTAATAAAATACCATATTTTGATTTATCACTAAGATCAGGTTTTTTTATAGACTTTAATAAATCAACTATTGATGTAGCTCTATCACTTGTGGTACCAATTCCTGCCATATTAAAAAGGTTTAAGTGTGAAAGGCTTAGATAATTTTACCAACTGAAATAGATTCTTAGGATATTCACAAATAACAATCTCTACACCAATATTTTCTCCTACTGTGAATTTTTCAGTATCATCTTTTAATAATACTGAATTCTCTGTAACTTCTGCTATAATTTCATTCTCAGCTACAAATATAATGTTATTTTGATCAAATCCTAGGAAAATAATGTCAATTAGTGTTCCTGCTCTTACAACAAAAGCATCTTTTGTGAATTCATCAATATCTTGTAATACTTTTATAGTATACTTACCTTCCTCTTTAAAATCTTTAGTGTTTAGCATTTTTTTTTATTTAAAAGGTTATTAAAATTTCTTCTTCTTTTTTTATTGTCTGAAATTGAAAACAATAAAGGCGTAGATAGGCCAATACTATTATAAAATAATAAGACCCACTTTAAGCCTGTTAAGCTATCTCTTTGTTTAAATACTTCTTTACTATCTTTTATTGTTAAATCTTGATAACTTTTTCTTATTAAATTATCACCAATAAAGATAGCTAAGGGCTTATCATATTCTTGTACCCAATCCTGTAATGCTTCAAAAGATTTTAACCAGAGGCAATTACGTAAACGCATGCCTTCTGCTATGGGATCTTTTTCAGCGTCTACCCATAAAATAGTGTTATTCTCCATTTAGTATATTTTTTATGTTAAGATAAAAGGGCAAATAGCCCCTTTATTATTATTCTTGTAGCATTTCCATAGCTATTTTTTCATACCATTCAGCTTTTGCTAAATCTTCTTCTATAGGATTTTTTTTACCCATACGCATTCTATATTTAAAAGCATTCATTTCACAAAAAGCTATAAATTTCTCTTTTCCCCAGACATCTATCATCATTTGATAAACTTCTTTACCACTAGTTTTGTAGTGGTCGGGGCGTACTACATTATCTATTTTTTTAGCCAATTTAGTATATTAATTAGTATAAACTATCGATATTACTTTATTACTTTATTTTTTTAATATTTAAATACTTTGAATATTTTGATAAATTCATAATTTACGAATGTTATATATCCCTCTATAATAACTATAAGTTGTACTAGAACCACTATTATATTTAGTAGATTTATCTGTATTTCTATAAATAACATAAAAACGCAGTATATTTGCTCCGAAATCAGAAATAGTCCCCCCCATTAAATCAACTAATAAAACCTCTGTAGGAGTAATATGCTGGCTAAACATTATTATCGCTTTTCTATTTAAACGATTCATTATGTGTTTATGATAAATATCTATTTGCATAGTTTATTGATTTTCCTTCTAATTTTCTATCTATATATTTAAGATAGGTTCGTAGTTCCATTTATTTCTTCTTTTTTATACATTCCTTATTTTGACATTCTTCTCCTTCTTCTAGTTTTTCTCCACAAACACAATATTCCTCTAAATATTCTTTTAGGTTCTTACTAAATAATAAAAAATGCACTACCCAGGCAACAAATACTATAAGAGCTATTATAATAGCAACCATAATAATTTCTACAACGATTTCCATGTCTTTTCTTTTGCTTTGATTTTTTTGAATATTCTTTTAGAGGGTATATAAAAAATATAACCTCTTTTAGTTATAAATAAAAAATTAGATTTATTTATAGATGGTTTGTTAGAAATATAACCAAATCTACAGCCTTTTCTATAAAGCTTTTTAACTAATTTTTTTAGTTCATGCTTTTTAGTAGCTTTTATCTTAAATGCTTTTTTGATAAATTCTTCTTTTTTATTCATGTTAAAATAAAAGGGTTAGTCCTTTTATTTATAAGGATTTTACCCTAAATATAATATACTTATTAGATGTTCCCCATTTTTTATTATATCTAACTAAAAAATTTATTCGATGAGTTGATAAAACTTTTACTGTTTTATTTTTTTTAATCCCGTAAATAGATATATTTTCTAAATCGTCTTCTAGTAATATAGGATAATATTTGCGTATTATGCGCATTTTACGAAAGTAAAGCATATTAATCTTTTATTTTATTACATTTGAATATCATTCCAAGGTAGGGTTTACCATTATTAGTATCTTGCCCAAAAATTATATTACCAACTAATAAACTTACATTACTAGGATCTACAAGTAAAGCCCTAGAAGTGTATCTGGTATCATAAGCATAAATGTTACTTTTATTATAATTTAATATACGAGATTTAATTATATGATAATATTTATTGTTTATTTCCGTTATCTTCATACTTTAGTTTTTTTACGGAGAATGTTCGATTATCTAGTATAATTTTATTTTCTTTAGTTAATTCAGTTTGATTTTCAGTATGAATTAATTTATAATGTGCGTAAATAACAAACATACGATTATCTTCTTTTTTTATAGGAGGCTTATTTTTGAAAAACCTAAATTCTGTATCTATAATAGAGAATATAATATGCCCACGCATTTTTCCTGCATACTGAGGATCAAATAAATAGTAATATTTCTTATCGATATCTTCAAATTTAGCTCTAAAATATTCAGATAAAAAATCCCGTTGTTTTTGTGTTAAGTTAAAAATCATAATGTTTTTGAATTGTGTTAAAAAAGAAGAGCTTAAATTTGGCCCTACTTATGAAATTTTTTTAATTTTATAGAGCACTTGTAGCACAACTTCTACAATACTTCCTTTAAGATATATACTCTCATTATTTATCCAAATTATATTAATTTTTATAGATATTTCATCTCTTTTAAGTATATATTTTAATAAACCACAACGGTTAGTATTAAACAAAGCT